CAGTTGCACAGAAAGCAACTCAGGCAAATCAAAATAAGGGAGCTATAGAATCATTTGTTGGCTCTATATTCGAAGCCTCAGTAGCTTCATTATTAGACGATCAGCATTTTAAAGAAAGCCAAGAGAGATCAACTATATCAACTTTTGATTTTGTTAATAATTCACGTTTGCAAAAAATATTTGGAATACCAAATGGCGTACAGTTTTTAGAAGCTAAGAATAATGCGTTTGAAGGGAATCTAAATAAGATTGCAGAAAAAATTTCTAAAGTAGAATCTGGTGGCGCCGCTTTTTCACAGAAACGTCCTACGTTGCAAAATAGCAATAAACCTGCTCGTTATTTTTATGAAGGAGGGCAGGGATATTTAGAACAGGAACCAGGTGTATTTAGGCAAGCAGATTTAAGTCAATATAAGTTAGGACCAACTCAAAAAAAAGCTGGTCTTCCAAAAGGCGCGACAGTAATTAGAGGAGCTATGGGTTACATTCCTAATTTTGCCAAAGGTGGGCCTCTTGAAGATGCTATACAAAGAGAAATGGCAGCTGGTCTTAATCCAAGCCAAATTCGTGTTACTCAAGATGGACGTTTAAGAAATTCGCAAAATCCAAATGGTTTAGCGGTAATTAATACTAGAGACGAGCCTAATGGCAAGATTCCAAATTTCGCTAAGAAAAAAAATAGAAATAGAGCTGTAGCTAATCCAGAGGCTTATTCTGAGCCGATTGGACCTCAATTGTCACAATCGGCAGCAAACACAGCAATAGGTCTTGATAAGCTATTTTTTGCGATGTCTGGTCTTACTATACTAACATCAACTTTAGAATCTACATTTGGAAAATTAAATAATGGCGCTGCTGATTTTGTTGTTGGATTATCAAAAATGGCTCAGGGGGCAAGCCAAGGAGCTTTACTCGGAGGAACAGCAAAAGAACTTTTAGGATCTAAAGTTGGCAGGTTTGGTGGCGCCGCACTTCCAATTGCTGGTGCTGTTTTAGGTGTTGCAGCAGAAGCTATTGGAGCGTATACTGATTCCCAAATGTCTGCAATTGAAAATGCTCCAGCCAAAGCCGCAGGAATTGAATCTGTAAAAGATATTACAAAAAAAGAAGATATACAAAAACAATTAAGCGCTAGACGAAAATGGATAATGTCAGGAACCACATCTGATAAAGAAAATGCAGCATATGATGAATTGAAAAAGAAATTATCAGAAATTGTAAAACAAGAAAAGCAGCAAGCAGAACAAGAGAAAAAAAATGTCGAAGAAATGAGGAAGAGAATAGTTCTCGCTACTGCTATAAATTCAATTAACGAAACATTTTCAAGAGATCAGAATCAAAGAGACATTAAGAGGGCGGAAAATTATGCAAAACTAATTGAAAGTTCAGCGAATTTGACTGAACAGCAAAAATTTGAACAAGGATTGCAGCAAAAAAGCTTAGAGTTTGGTCACAAAAGAGAAGATTTAAAAAGAAATGAATTGAAAGAAGCTTTAAATATAGTAACAACTGCTTCAAAATTAGCTACTGTAGATAAAGATGCTTTAGATAATCTTTTAAAAAGAGTAGAAGAAGGTGGAAATTTACTAGATGTTCAAAAAGAATTAGAAAAATTATCATCAGAAGGCGCCATAAATGCAGCCTCTCAATTAAATTTATTAAGATCTAGAACAAAAGAGCAATTAGGATCATTAACGGCAGAAGAAAGAAGAACAATTCTTTTAGAAAGAGCAAATAATTCTCTTCAAAATCAAGTAAAGACTTATCAAGTTATTAATGATTCGATCAGGAATATAATTTCATTATCTCAGGAATTGCAGGATATTATGATTGAATCAGATTTGAAAACAAAGGAATTTGGTATGAAAAGGCCGGTTGCAGAAATAGAAAAGACTATATCTAAACAACCATTTGCAACAAGAGAACAGGCATATCAATTATCTGTAGCAAAAGATATTTTAAAAGTTAAATCTGAAGAGCTTTCAATAGAACAGGAAAGAGAAAGTCAAATAAAAACTGCTGAAAGAAATTACAGGAGATCACTTTCTTCTGGAGTTCAAAATCTTTCTTACATGTCTCCGAGCGATAAAAATTTAGCTGCAATGCAAATTCAAGAAGCTCAAAATGCTCAAGACGCTTTGAATATTGCAAAAAAATTTGCGAGTGGTAGACCAACTAAAGAAACTGCGGACGAAACAAAACTTAATAACGAACAAGAATTAAATTTTAACAGACAGCTTGTTGTCGAAGGAATGAAATTAAGCACTATAAATGAAAATGCTATTGAATATGCTAGACAACGATTAGAAGCTTTAGATAGAACTATTTCTAGAGAACAAATGTTAGCAAAAATTAGGAAAGAATCTCCATTGCGTGCTGGAGCTATTAGTGCGATGGAATCAATATCAGAAGAAGCGTATAATTTTGAAGAAACTTTTGCGAAGAACACTACTTTAGCGTTCCGCGACGGAATGAGAGACGCATTAAGCGCGGCAATTTCTCAAACCGACGATCTTAATGGAGCGTTGCAAAATGTAGCAATGAATTTCTTAAAAACTATGCAGAATGCATTCTTGCAACAAGCAAGCAATAGCGCAATGATGGGTATAAAATCAGCCTTCCCTTCGGTATTTAATTTTGCAAAAGGTGGTCTTGTTAGTGGCGGAAGTGGCTATCGTGACGATGTACCAGCAATGCTTACTGGTGGCGAATTCGTTATGAGAAAATCTGCCGTACAAAAATACGGCGCAGAGAATCTCAGAAAAATGAACGATGGTGGAATATTCCTGCCCGGTGTTCGCGGGGGAGGTGCTATTTCTGGATATGACGCTCTTAGAGCTTTCGCAAACCAAACTACTACCAGCGGAGCAACAGACATTTTAAGAGGCAGCGGGTCAAGCGCATTTATCAATCTTGAAGATCAGAGCGCAAGACTTTCCCGCTACGCACTGCTTGGAGACGATACCATTAATCAGGAAATTCGTTCTGCTCAAGAACAAGGATTGAACATTATTCAACAAAGAGAGGCTTATAGAACGCAGCAGAGAAAAGCATTTCAACAACAATTAGTTGGTACTGTAGCTTCGGCTGCATTAAGCGCTGGGTTTGGTATGTTAAAGAGGCCAGCAAAAGCCCCAAATGATCCATTTAAAGGGGTAAAGATAGGAGATTTAAGAACAGTTGGTTTTCTTGAGCAAGCTTATGGAGGAATGATTCGCCGCTACGCTTCTGGTGGTCCAGTAGATGATGTTCCAGCTTTATTAATGAGCGGCGAATATGTAATGAACCGCCAGTCAAGTTCCAAATATGGCAAGAGACTTCTTGACTCTATGAATCAAGGCCGTTTGCCAAGATTTGCTGATGGTGGCGAAGTTGGTGGGTCAACAACAACCACAACTGAATCAAATGCTAAGATGATGGGAGATGTTAGCATTAATATTAATGTTAGCGGCCAAACATCTCAAACAGAAGCTCAAGGCAATACAAATGTAGGCGGGATAGACTACAAAAAAATGTCAGAAAGGATAAAGGCTGTAGTGATCGAAACTATAAACGAAGAAAAACGTTTAGGAGGCTCACTCAGAAGTAGATAATGGCAAAACTATCAACATCAAATTATGATGCAGAAGTTTTCCTTAGTGGCTACAAACTTTTTGGAGTCACTGATGTTAACTTTGGATATTCTTTGCCCGTTGAGCATCTTAATGTAATTGGATACAATAAATTTAAAACATTCACTTCTGGACCGCCCCAATCTTCACTAAGCATACAAAAGTATTTATCGCCAAATGATTTTTTAACAGGCTTTACTGGAACTGCTGGAGTTAGTGGCGGCTTGTTCTATTCTTCAAGAAACCGAAATTTTGGTTTTGCATCAGGTTATTTAAATTCATATTCAGTATCTTGTTCGGTTGGTAATTTTCCAACGCTTAATGCTGACTTTACAATATTTGGAAACGTTGGAACTGGATTGATTGAAGCTACTGCTAATCAAACTGGAACTTTAGCTGTAGTAAGACCAGCTGATATTTTAATTCGTTGCGACGGATCTGGAACCAATAGAATTGAATCATTCACATATAGTGTTGAATGTAATAGACAAGCATTCTACCATCCAACTGGCAAGAATGGCCCAATGGATGTTGTCACTTTGCGCCCGTACAGAGTAACAGCGCAATTCTCCCTTGGAATTGACGATTACGAATCGAAAAGACTTTTTGATTATATTGTTGACTCAAATAAAAATACAATTAATATAACTGTAGGCTCATTAGCGACTTTTACAATGTCAAACATGGAATTAGTAGAAGAAACTATTAATACTACTGCTACAGACGACACTGTAATGACGCTCAACTATGTGGGGTATCTATAATGTCATTTTTATACGATAGAGACCAAAACGTAACAGGGACGATTCCATCATCGTTCACTTTTACGCCTTCGTATGGAATGCAAGTTTCATTTGCTGCTGATATGGCTTTATACGAAAGTGTGGATAATTATATTTATACTATGCCGAAAGGACTGAATCATTTGCAGATGCAAATATCAATGCCTTTTGAAAATCGCAAGCAAGAAGAGGCTCGTCAAATTGTTGGTTTCTTCGAAAGTCTTCAAGGCACTGGGTATTTTTTGTATACAGATGCTGCGCAGATTTACAAGCCAGTTAATTTATTTTTAAATAGTTTTGATAACACAATGATTGAAAATGATATCTATACATTAAATGCAGCTTTATCTACTGATCAAATTTCAAACATTTTAAACTGGAGTCAGCC